ACTGCTCCTTTAGTTTATTTATAAACCAAATAGCTTTATCTAAATCTTCTATCGGTTTACCTTTGTGTTCATGGCGCCATAAATATTTTATAGCTGAACCTTGACAATAATATTTAAAACCATCACCTTGACATGCTGCAATTGCATCAATGCAACCAATACCGCCTTTGTTGTAATGTGATGGGTAATTCACCGGGTCATGTTTTTTCTTCATAACGCTAACCTAAAATGCATAGTTGTTTGTGGTAGTAGTACATGTAGTTCTTCTTTCGCTCTAGTTGCACCAACATAAAAGACGCGTTGTTCGTCGTCAGAATCTTTCTGATATGAATTGTATGTCTTTATGTTCATGTCCGTTGTTAATAATACGTTATCACATTCGCCACCTTTTGCAGCATGAATTGTTGAAATTTTTATTCGTGGTTTTTTGGTAATATCATCACCACCTAATCCAAGTCTTAACAAATATGCTCTATCTTGTATGTTTATTTTCTCCAATGCATGATGCCACTCACCAACACTAAAAGGACCAAATAAAACTTTTAACGTGTCTAAATCATATAAGTGTGAGTCATTCATTTTTTCTAACGCTTCTTCGTATTTGTCAGAAACTTTTTTGTAGAAAAAAACTTTCTTAATTGTTCTCTTGTCAACCATTTCTCCTTTAGCTAACTCATGCCAGCCAATCACTGCATCAAACATTCGCTGCGCAATCGGTTTAACTATATTTTTATATTCTTGTTTCTCATACCACAGTCCTTGATCTCGACATGCTTCTTCTAGTTTATTTAAAATAAATTTATCTCTTCCGAGCAATAACCAATTGTTTTTAGAAAGATCAATACTATCAATAGTTTGGTGGTACTTAACAACACCGTTTTCTTCTTGAGGATCCCAAGTTTTTTGTATTCTGTTTTTAGTTACACCAATTATTTGTTGAGCAAATGCCTGCACTTCTTTTTTAACTCTGTATGACTTTGGTAAAACTATTTCTTCTGCAGGATATTCTATAAATCGTTCCACGTCTGCACCAAGCCATCTGTAAATTGCTTGGTCATCGTCGCCCGCTAAATATAAACGTTGAGATGTTTCTGCAAAATGTTCAACCATTGCCCATTGCAAAGGCGTTAAATCTTGTGCTTCATCAATAAACACTACATCAAGTATAGGTAACAAATTTTCGTTAACTGCTTCGTACAACATGTCAGCGTAATCAATGTATCTATTTACTTCTTTAAATTGTTCGTAGGCCGTTGACAGATGTTCAAGATACTTCCAATCAACTAACGTTGTATCAACATACTTTCTATAATGTTCTTCTAACGGTATACCACGAGCACGAGCCAAGTTGTATTGGTTAAGATAAATGTTGTCAGACATTCCTGTTTCAGTATCAATAACTAATTTTGCTTTAAGACCTATCTTTTCTGCAAAAGATTTAAACTGCGGTCTGCCCATAACAGTTCGTCCTTCTTGGTCAATAGAATGATAGCCACAAGAATGTAATGTCGAAAACCATTTAAAACTTTTTTTATCTAAGCCAAACTTTTCAATAGCTCTATCGCGTGCTTCGTTTGCAGCTTTACGAGTAAAAGAAAAATAACCAATCTTGTCTATTGGTACACTTTCCATTTCTGTTTGTACATAATCAAGCAAAGTTGTCGTCTTGCCGGTGCCCGGAGGGCCTAAAACTTTTATTACCTTTGCCACTAGTAAGATTCTTTCTCCTTCATGTCAGGAGTTTCTGTTTGAATGCCATCCATCTCATCAACAAACTCTGGTATGGCCCACACTTTTAATATTGCATATCCATCAGGTTTTGACACACGAAGACTTTTCTTTGTGCCTTTTAATTCTTGCTCAATAATACGAACCATTTTGTTTCTATGAAACACAGTAAACTTTTTCTTTTGTAAAAAATCTTCCAAATCTTTTAATAAAAAATGATGTTTTCTTTCTTCGTTCGCTTCTCTGTTTAACCATGGTTTACCTAATGCTATTTCCTCTTTTGTTTCCGCAGCTCCTTTGTTAGTGCACCATTCTTTTAAGTATTCAAGAAATTGTTCTGTATTGCTTACACCTTTAACAGGAGTCTGAGTTGCATTGCTAAGTATTGCACCTATCTTTTCAGTCCATCTTGGTGCAGGAATAATTTTAGGCATTACATTTATCTGTTCCATACATCGTCGTTGAAATCTTATTTGATTCTGCAAGTCTTCTGTTTCAAGTTCCAAAGGTTTAGTGACTCCGTCTAAAGACAGAAACCATAACGGCGGTTCTGACCCATACTTCTCAAGTCCTGTTGGAGCAACATCTAAATCAGTTTCTCCTTTACCAAACTTACGTTTAAAACATTCCCTACGATTACAATTAGAACATAAAGGTTCTTTGTTACACGCGTAGTCGTATTCTTTTTTTGATACAGATTGTTCTATTTTTTGTACCTGGCCTTGTGACAAAGGAGGATCACACATTTTATTATTTACATTTAACAAATCATTTAAAAATTCTGACTTACCAGACTTTTTAAAAAATACTGCAACGTTAGTAATTGTTTCATCGCGACCGCCTTCCGGCACACCGTTATGATATAAAGTATTTAAACACGGTGGACCTTCAACAAAATAATCTTCTAGTTTTAAAAACTCTTCATCAGCATTTGGCCGCGCATAAATAGAATGCATAGAATAGAATGATTCTAAACTACAAGGTTTACCCTCGTCGTCTAAAGCATACCTATCTGTATTGTCTGCGTTAAAGTATGGTAAGTTTAAATAGTTTCCTGTTTGCCCTTTATCCAATAATAATTTTACTTGTTTTGGAAATATTTCTGAGCCCGCACAACCTAAAAAAGACGCAAACTCTTTTAACCTAGATTGCACGAGACTCGCTTTCACAGGGACAGTGAAAAACATAAATACGTGAGCTCCGCCACTCTTAGACCTAAAGACTATAAGTGGTAAATTATTCTCTCGTATTTTTTTAATTAATTGTAAATGATC